AATGGAGTTAATGGCACAAATAATTTTGTAAACGCAACCATTGAAGTGACTGGTGGTACAGGAGTTGGGCAGACTGCCAAAATAACAGCCTGTGGCAATGATACTCTTACACTTGATTCATCATGGGCTACACCAATTGATGGAACAAGCACACTGAGCATTTATATAGCTGAGGGGACTGACGAACTTGGCAAGAGCATTACTGTCACAGCCACAGGAAAAACATACCTGAACTATTTCTTTAACTATTTTTACAGCGATGATGAAGCAACACGGCCAAGGCATGGATTTTTCTGGCTTGATCTGCAAAAGTCAACCGTTGCCGACCTCACAGCATTATACGCGCTTACTGGAGTCGAAAAAGAAGATACGGTTTATGTGACGGCTGAGGGCAAGACATATATTGCGGCCTACGAAGACCCGTCAAATGATGAGTGGTTTATCATTGAAGACTACTTTGGCGGTGCGGTAGATGGCTGGCAAATCCCAGATAGCACAGTATACGGACGGAACCAGGACGGAGCAATAGCGTTTGCAAAAACTATTTCAGATGAGACCGGCTTGCCGGTTGGCCTTATTCAAACCTCTGTTGGTGGAACGAGTCTGTGGGAAAGTGAATTTGTACAGCTTCAGGCACTACATACTTCAAAAAATGGCTTGGGCTCATGGTCATATGGAACAGGCGCTTTATACGATTATCTACATGATACATGCTTGGCGCTTGGCGGTATAAACGGACTTGTTTGGCACCAAGGAGAAAATGACGCAAGATACTATGAACTTGCTTTAAGCACTCCAGCACTGCTTGAAACAGCGGCTGATGTTGACAATCCAATAACTTATGATAAAGCCAAGGATTTTTATATCGAGAAGTGGAATGATCTGTACGACAACATAACAACCGACTTTGGTGATATACCAATTTTTATCTCCTGCATTGGGGCCTATCCTGACTTCGCGCCTGGAAGCGGATACTACGGACCGGACGCTGAACTTTATTGGGATGCAATAGAAAAAGCCAACGAGAGTTTAATCAGGGGTAAGCATAATGTTTTTCTTGGGGGGTATTTCTATGATTTGATGATGAATTATGGAGACAGTATACACGCTGATCATACAAGCTATGAGACCATGGCTACCAGAATTGCCAATTCATACTTGCAAAATACTGGATACGATGTCGGGTTTGAAATTCCAAAAATAACAAAAGTTTCGAGAACATCGTCTACAGAAACAGTGGTGACATTATCAACGTCGAATGTTGCGCTTGGAAATGTGTCTGGCGGCGGCAACGCCTGGGGGTTCGAGGTTATTAATGATGGCTCAAAAGTAACCCCATCAGCCGCTGTTTTGTCGGGCAATACGGTAACATTGACCCACACTGCGGTAACAGGCGAGTTTGATCTAAGATATGCTTGGGGACCGTACCCTCAATCCAGGGGGGTTGCCGCACCTCAGGATGTAATCGTTTCAACTAAAGCATCGGCAATCCCCCTTGCCCCATATTTTGGTATTCCAAAAGGCGTAATCAAAAAGATCAACTCAGTCAAAGCATACGATAGGCGACAAGTTGAGCTGCTGGCTAGTCCCGACCTTGACTTCTCAACCACACTCTATGCGCTTGTCGATCTTGGAAATATTGGAACCGATGTCCCTATAAACTTGATTAAATCAAACGAGTTTGCAAAGGTCGAACTTATTGTTAAGCAAAATGCGGCTGGGACTGGAGTATTTAACGGATGGCATTCTGACATATTATCAAAGCTGGTATTTGGCAACGGTGACCCAACTCCGATTATAGCCAGTCTTGGCGCTGATGAAAGCATTAGACTTATAATCACGGAACTTGGCGGCACCGAGTTTGGAACAAATGAATATTATTATGTTCGCTGGGAGCCTTTAACATTCTCTGGTACTGTAAACCTATATGTCGATGTTGCAAATAGCACAGACAACAATACCGATGGATTTGGCTATGATTCCGCAACAGCGTTTAAATACATAGCTTTTGCACTATCTCAGATTGATAAATACAACGGCTTGACATTTAACGTCTATGTTGCCGAGGGGGACCATGGTGCAGTAGAATCCGCAATCACATATAACCCGGTCAATAAAAATAAGATTAATATTATCGGTTCAACCGATACGATAACAACCGGGACTTTAACCTCCGACCAGTCAACAAGTGGTAACTATTATGTACTGACAGACGCCACAACCGGATTCACTGCGTCTGCTCACGATACGCATATAATCCGCATGACCTCAGGAGCTGCGTCAGACGGTAAAGCTATTATAACAACAAACAGCACTACAGTTTTTACCATTCAAGGCCGTCCTTTTACAGGGGCATTGACTGGTGATACCTTTGAGATATTTGCATGCTTATCCATTTTACCTGACCTGTATTGCTATGGCTCATCAGTTTACATCGAGAACTGCACTATAGGGGACGGAACAACTGGATTCCCGTTACAGTCCAGGAGAAGTTCGTCTATAGAGCTAAGTGGGGTTAGAATTCTTGGCGCTGATGTTGGACTTTACTCGTTTTCAAATGGGTTTATTCTTTCAAACTCGTGTTATATTGGCGGGACTTCCAGGGTTGTTTCTGCTGAAGGAAGTTCGGTAATGGACCTCCGCCACACTTTAGTAAAGAAAACCTCAACGGGTACGGGAAACACGCTATCGGCGGAAACAGGGTCAACAGTGCATATTTGGCTGGGAACTACAGTGGATGGCAATAACCGTACCGCTGATGTTATCAAGATAGACTCTGGAGGCTCTGTTTATCCGCATTTTGGTAATGTTATAGGACTGCGAACAATTATTAAAAATGGTGGCGGAGATGCGATAAACACGTACAATGCAAAAGCATATCGTTACACCACATTCAGCGACACACTATTTGAGAGTATCACTGGCGATAATCTAGCTGTCTCAATGCCAAATGAATCTGGAATGGTTTATGAAGATTACCCAGGAAACGCCACAACCGCGACAACAGCCGACACCGCGACAACAGTAACCGTAACGCCCGACTCTTCCACGTCCAGCTTTGTCAAAGTATTATTTGTAGACGCTACAGGCGCAATCCGCTCTTACGATGGGTCAAATGTCTTCGAGTTTAGACCTTCAACCGGGGCGACGAAACTCTCATCTCTATGGTGTGATAATTACAAAAACTCTTCTGGAAGCTCAACACTGACGTATAGTGATGGGTACCTAACCACAAACACAAATTTTAGAAGCGACAACCTCTATTTAAACGAGGCTGTGAAAGTCACGGCAACAGCTACCCAGATTAATGCATTAAAAGCTGGCGCTCATACTGATTTGCACTCACACTATCGGTCAGCCACGTTTTATGTGGGAACCTCTCATGCAGTGTCAGGTGATACAATTGCTCAGCTCGATGGAACTCTTATTGCTGATACATCAATAGCGACATTAACCGGGAGTTATCAGGCGAATATAGAGGTTGCTGGAGATTATAGCCTAACTGCGACTGTGTTGCTTGAAGATACTCATGCAACCGGTCAGTTGCAAAATGGATATCTTAGGATACTTAAAAACGGCTCCACTGTGCTGGTTGGAGGCTGGAATCTACTTGATGGCCTGAATCCGACATCTACATTCAAAAGGTACTCGACATGGCGGGTTAAAATCCCTGCAACTCTTGCAGTTGATGATAAAATCACTATGGTAGTCGGCGGCATAACATCTGCAAATATTTTCGGCGGATCGAATGCTTCATTTTTTAGTATTGAAAAGTTTAAGTAATGCCAAAACTTCTCGAACTCCTCAGCATTTTAAAGACAATCTTCACCGATGCAAAGCTTACGGCCATGGTCTTGCATTCCCGGTGATTATGACCTCCTTTATAGGAATAAATTATGCCTGAAAATCGTAAAGAGCCCTTTTGTAACTTAGAAACTTGTGACAAGGAATGTAAAGAGCATTCAGCAAATAAAGTAAGGATGCAGAATATGAATAAGCTACTATGGCTTCTTCTGGTTGCTGTCTTGGGCTCTGGTCTATGGCAGAACTCAGCTAGATCAGAGACTGAAGCAAACACTGCCTTTAAGGAAAAGCAAGGTAAAATAAATGAGAAAATCCTTGAGCAGCTGAACAGTATTGAGAAAAGCATTCTTGTTCTTGACAGTGCCACAGGTCAACGGCTGATCAGAATTGAAAACAAGATTGATAATCATATCGAGAATACTGGCGGATGAAATCCTGCGACACATGCCTGCACGAGAAACTGTGCGTTATCATTGAGCACACCGGCAATAAATGTTATAACTGGTGGGGATGGGCACCGAAAGCCCGTGTGACCATCAAGAAGGTGGTGCAACTGTATGGGAAGCAAATACAACAGAGCGGCGGTTCTTATAGTGTTCATGGCACTGGTCGCGGTACTGGTCTATAACGATAAGCATTATGAGGCGTTTATTACGGCGACCAGCATTCTGGTGTCGAATTACGTTATAATCAAAGGGAAGAACGGAGGGAATTGATGAGAACAGCAATCAGCATCATGGCCTTTATCTTATTCGTCACAGCGTGCTCAACTCTAAAGTACGAGCAGAAAAAACCTGATGGCGAAGAGTGCAAAGTTTCTCATACATCACTTTTCATCAATCACAATCCGATATCCGGGACGGCTTGCGGCGCCAAGGTCAACTCGGAAGGGTCACAGGTTGATGACTCAGCGATCCTGAAAGGACTTGAGATTCTCGGAGGGGCGGTTAAATGAAACGTATCATACTCATAGCCCTCACGCTTCTCTGTGTTTCTTGCGCACCGTCGCATCATACTCCGGTTCCTGAGAACACCTACCAGCGCCTTGAATCGTCTCAGGCTGTCCAGGACTTCAAAAAGACTCTTACCGAAACTGACGAGTGCAGCAGCACGAACGGCCTTCATTGGTTCGCTGAAACATGCCTCGATAAGAACTGGTACGACTGTTGTATTCAACATGACTTCGACTACCGAGAGGGTAGCAAGTACGGAATAACCAAGGAAATGGCAGACTACGAGCTTTATCAGTGTATCACAGATTCAGGGCATCCGGTTGTGGCTCGAATAGTCTATCGGGCTGTTTGGGCTTTAGGAGGTTCCAGCTACCAAGAATGAAAACCCTCATAATAACCGACCGGGAACGATGCACAGACTGCGGAAACTGCGAATCTCATATCCGTGGATTCTACACGAAAAATAGAGGCGTGCTCCGGGTGCGCGAAAACGAATGGGAACATATGAGTGGACCGATTAATAAGGCCATTGCCGATTGTTTTATGGACTGTCTGGCTGTCGTTGATGATATTCAGTATATGTATAAATGCCAGAAATGCGGAAGATCGCACACAACCAAGGGCGATGGCTCATACAGAGTACCATGCCCAACATGCCGTCAACAATCAGCGATTAGGGTTACATGAAACGATGGACATAAACCAGTTCAAAAATCTTGTGTATGTAAAGCTCAAAGAAGCAAATCTGTATAGTGAAAGTGCTTTTAATCTCTTGATTCTAACCGCTTTGCATGAATCCTATGGTCTTCAGTATATAAGGCAAAAAAGGGGTCCTGCCCTTGGATTTTTTCAGATGGAGCCCGCGACTGAGAAGGATATCTGGGAGAACTATTTGGCGTTCAAGAAGGATCTATCAGAACTCGTAACAAATATCACTGGGAGATCCGGCCCTGGTGATTGGTTAGAGTATGATCTCTGTTATCAGATAATTATGGCGAGAATCCATTATCTGAGGGTCAAAGAGCCTATTCCAAATCAGGATGATATTGAGGAAATGGCACGATACTGGAAGAAATATTACAACACTGAGGCCGGCAGAGGGACCGAAGAGAAGTTTATTAATACAGTGTCGAAATCATTTTTATATTGATAATATTATCTTTTCATAAATAATAACTGATTATGGAAGAACTATTCGAAGAGAGAATGGCCAGGATCGAAACGATTGCGAAGCAAGTTGTATTGTTTCGCGATGAAGCAATTAAGGGTCGTCAATCCGAAGGCATCGAGAATGAGTGGGATGAAGATGATGAGTATTACGAAGGGATCGATGATGTCAATCGTCATTCTGTAGGAGCGAATTATTCAAAACCTTCATCAAGTACCGGTGTCGTCGAAGCGAAACGAAGCAATACTGGGGACAATAAGTGTATTGCTTTCTTCAATGTTCTCCGACAGTTTGTTGATACCGCTGCAGCACGAATGGGCGACATGCTTATCCCCGCTGCCGATTGGAACTTTACGATCAAAGAGACTCCTGTTCCGGAATTTCCCGGCGATATCGAAAAAAGCAAAACTCGACTTCATGATTGGCTGATCGAAACGAAATATCGCGCCGAGCTTCGTAAGGTTGTTGAAGATGGGGCGAGAATTGGAACCGGGGTATTGAAGGGACCAGTACCGGCGAAGAAAATATCTAAGAAGATAACCACTACTGAAGGTGATACTACCGTTCAGATAATCAAATCAACGGTTCCGGAATCGAAGAGTATCAATCCCCGAAATTGTTACCCTGATCCTTCCTGTGGTAATAATATCCACAAAGGATCGTATTTTTTCGAACGTGACGACATATCGGCCAAGAGTCTCATCGATCTCAAAGGTACGCCGGGTTATCTTTCTCATCAGATCGATCTTGTTATTGAGGAAGGTCCAGGAAAGAAAAACGTTAATACCGGCAATACCACAAGTTTCAAGGATATGTATGAGATCTGGTATGGCTATGTCATGCTTAAAATAAGTGATCTCGTAGAACTTGAATGCGAATGTAAGGTCAATGGAGATCCGAACAAACTTATACCGGCGGTCGTAACACTGGTTAATGATCGACCGATAAAAGCGTTCCTCAATCCTCTCGATACCGGCGAATTTCCGTATGACTTCTTCACATGGCAAAGGCGTAAAGATTCACCATGGGGAATCGGAGTTTGCCGGCAAGGACGCACTGGTCAGGATATGATCAATGGCGCCTGTAGAACTCTGATGGAGAATGCAGGTCTTAGCGCGAAACCGATTATCATCATCCGTAATCGTGCAATACAGCCGGTTGATGGGAACTGGAACCTCTATGGTGGAAAGGTACTGGTCGCCAGCGAGGAATCCGATATACGTAGTGTTTCTGATGCTATTCTGGCAATCAATATCCCGATGGTCCAAAGAGAGATGCAGGCAATCATCGAACTCGGATATAAGATGCTCGAAGATTCAACAGGTATCTTTTTCATCATGCAAGGTCAGCAAGGCGCTGCGCCTGATACTGTTGGTGGAATGGAGATCTTGCACAAGAACTCATCTGCTGTTCTCAGACGATTATCGCGTAACTTCGATGAGCAGATCACGGAAAATCATATCCCAAGGTACTATGAGTACCTGTTGATGTATGGTGAAGATGACGAGAAGGCCGACCTGAAGATCGAAGCGATCGGCGCCACTTCTCTTGTCGAAAACGAAATCAATATGCTTCGGGCTCAAGGACTTCTCGCTGCCAGTTTGAACCCGGCGTTCGGTCTTGATCCAGAGAAAGCAATGGGTGAGGTTCTGAAGTCTCAACGTATGGCTCCTGAGAAATGGCAGCTTGACGATGAGAAGAAACAGGAACTGATGAACCGACCGCCTCCGGAAGATCCCCGAGTCACTGTGGCTCATATCAAGGCAGAGGTCGATAAGTTCAAGACTGAGGTTATGGCGACTCTGCAGGATCATAAGCTCAGAGTCGATATGGACCGTGATATGGTCTACAGTCAAGGTGTTGCGAACCGTGATATTGCGAATGAACGTTACAACTATGCGAAACTCGGATTACAGAGGGATCTTGCACTATTGGATTATGCGAAGGCTCATAATATAAAACTCGAAGATGTTAAGGCGAAATTGACCGATACGGTCATGAAGCTCGATCTTCAAGAACGGTTGGCAACACAAGTAATAACTCCAGCCATCGAACCTCCAGGAAGGGCGCCGGATGGACAAGCATTTCAAAAATAGTTTTAAGCTGGAATCGATAGAAATCCATTCCGCATTGTGGTTGAAACTCTCAAAACAGATTGCCGAAAGACGAGATGTGGCGAGAGTGAAGAACGATAATGTTGATCTGGAGTCTACCGGTACAGCTTTTTTAAGGGGCAAAATTGCCGCATACAAGGAGATCCTCGGATGGGCCGAGGATGACATGACAGATTTCAAAGCCATGTAAAAGGAGAGATGATATGAGTAAGATCAGTGAAGATGAGATGGATGCAATGATGGAGTCCGGTTTTACTGGTAAGGAGCCCGAGTTACCTGCTGCTCCTGCAGTAGAAGAACCAGTAGTCCCGACCGAGCATGAGTTACCTGCTGCTCCTGCAGTAGAAGAACCAGAAGTCCCGGCGGCGGCTGAACCTGCTGTTACTCCTGAACCGGAACGTGATGTGATCGGAGAACGCTTCAAGACTCTTGAGGAAACTATCTATAAGATGCGCGATACGTTTCATGGGAGAATCGGAAGCATCGAGGATCGTATCAAGAAACATGCGACCGCCTTGTCTCCAAAGGCAAAGGAAAATCTTACGAATGATTACCCGGATCTTGCGAAACTACTTTTTGGTGATTCTGAAGAGGAACATCCCGCCAGGCCGCAATCAGCGACCGATGGGGAACAACCTCCCGCCAGGCCGCAATCAGCGACCACTGAGGAACCAGAATTCACAACGGAACAACTGGTTGAACTGCGATTGTTGAAACGCGATCATCCAGATTGGGAAAAAGTGGTGCATGCTACTGAGTTTGTGAATTTCATGAAGACTCAATCCAAGGGTGATCAATATTATTTCAACAACTCCTGGGATGCTGATTTTGTTTCAAGTATGATCTCCAAATTCAAAGAAACGTCGAAAAAGGAACCTGAACCACCCCCATCCGGGCCGACTTCTGAGAAAATGGAGCGTCAAAAACGATTGGAGGCTGCTCTTACACCAAGTGGTGATAAGAGGAAGACCGATCTAAAAACAACTGATGAAGAGGCCGCTATGGAAGCGGCGTTTAACTCTCAATTATAAGGAGAAATATCATGGCTTTGCAAAACTCTCTTTCACCCGCTGCGAGGATTGGAAAACTCAAAGGTGAAATTCTCAAACATTCTGTTCCCCGTGAGGTATTGGGCCTCATCGGTAATACAAAACCTATGCCGAAGAACAGTGGTGATACTGTTGTTTTTCGTCGGTGGTTGCCGAAAAACGCTACCACTTCCGCACCGAACCAGTTGTTTGCTGATGCTTCCGGTGATCGTGGAAACGCTTATGCACAAAGTTATCTTGTGTCTGAAGGCATTACACCGAATGCGGAAACCCTTACTCCTCAGGATATTACCGCGACTCTTGACGAGTATTCCGTTCTGTTCGGTTACACGAAGCGTACTGCTGATCTCTACGAAGACGATGTTCCGAGTGAGATGAAGATGCAGACCGGTGAACGAATCGCCCTGGTCCGCGAGATGGTTCGTTTCGGTGTTATCAAGGGATGCACCAACAAGTTCTACGGCGGTACTGGAACCTCTCGCGCCACTGTGAATGGTAAACTGAGCCTCAAACTTTTGCGGAAGATTACCAAGTCTCTTGATGTGAACCATACCGAGAAAGTGACTCAGATCCTGGCCGCGAGTACCAAGTACGGTACAAGTGCTGTTGAGCCTGCCTTCTTCGTATTCATTCACACTGATCTGAAACCGGATGCCCGTGATATTCCTGGATTCGTCCCGGTATCGAAGTACGGAACAATGAAAGCCGTTTCTCCGTATGAGTTCGGTTCCGTCGAGGAGTTCCGCATTATCGCAAGCCCTGAGCTTATCAGTGTTCAGAATGCCGCTACCAGTTCAACTGCTGCAGCCGATGGTCTTGTGACAACCGGTGGCACCTACTCAGACGTTTATCAGGTAGTGGTTGCCGGTCGTGATGCCTGGGGTGATGTTGCGCTTCGTGGCGCCAGTGCGCTTGAGGTATACAACCTGCCTCCAGGTAAGATCGACAAGAACGATCCAACTGGTCAACGTGGTTACTGCGGCGGTTCTACATATTTTACCGCTGTTCTACTCAATCAGTACCATATGGCTGTTGCCGAGGTCGGCGCTTCTGTACTTACTGATTAATAGGAGGTATGGACAATGATAAAACTCGTAAATGAAGTAGCGGCGATTGCCGATAAACGTGACGGTCAGGCGGTATATAACATTCTTGAGGGTGTTTATAAACGCTTGAAATCCGTTTCGTTGTCGGACGCCGGTCTTGTAATCAAAGCGGGTGGCAGTGCTGTAGTTAAAACCGGCGCTGCCGCCTGGTACGGCCTGGTGAATGGTAAACTCGTTACGAAAGCGGCTGCTACCGATATGGCCGCTTTATCCGGAACCGTGGTAAATGCTACTTTCAATGTTTTCGTTTTTACCGTCAACTCTGCCGGCACCCTGGTAACAACGATGGGTACTGCAGGGGCAAGTCTTGCTACGGTAAAGTTCCCGAAGATCGATGACTCTCACTGTGTAATTGGTTTTGTGATCATCAATCCGACAGGGACCGGTAACTTTGTAGGTGGCACTACTGCTCTTGATGACGCAACAGTCGTACCAAATGCGGTATATATTGACGATACCGGCGCTGTTGCTTATAACGCTGAAATTTAACAAAGGAGAAACAATCAATGAATCCTTCAGATCTTTATGGTGCAAATTTCTGCACGACAAGTGGGGCTCTTACCGCAACCGGCGCCGAAACTGTGTATGATACCACAGTGGCTATTGGTTTTTGTGTTAATGGTAAGGCATATTCAAAGGATGCCGTAACTGACGGTGCTACTCCGACGACTGACACAAATACCGGGGTAGCATTTAAAACTCTTACCGCCAGCCAGGGTTGTGTTCTGGTTTGGTGCCTCAATGCTTCTGGGACTGTATCTGTTGCCCAGAGTGAAGTTCAGAGCCTTGATGCTGCTGGAAATTTCATTATCGCTCCAGAATTTCCGAGCATTCCTGATACATTGACACCATTTGCGTATCAGGTACTGAAAGCCGGTTCGACCGCTGGAACAATTACGATTGGTTCAAGCAATTGGAATGCTACCGGTTTCACGAACGCGATTGTCAATGTTTTCACATTGCCAAACAGACCGCAGGTAGCGTAGTAGCATAATGATGCACAGGGTAGCCTGGTGATCCGGGCTACCCTTTTTCTAAACTTTAATCGGAGGATTAAAAGTCATGGCAAAAAAACAAGAGTTCGATGCTTCATCAGTTCAATTAGGGCAACAGGACGATATCTTATTGGTAGGTGTCGATGAGCCTGATCATAACAGAGTCAAGGGCATGGACCCCGCGATATTGCACAAGAGATATCTTGATGCTCTTGCATTCATGGAAGAGGAAATGACCATCATTGTTAACGAGACAACCGATAAGAATGCCGAAAATCCTGTATTCGCCGGTGTAAACGGACAGCAGGTATATTTCCCGAGAGGTATCCCTTGTCGTACAAAACGAAAGTTCGTCGATTCTCTTATTGTGAAATCAACGAACGTATCAACTCCGGAAATCCAACTACAGAACGGCGAACGCTCATTCGCGATTCGACAGACATCATCGTTGAAATATCCGTTCATGGTTATTGAAGATAAAAATCCCAAAGGCAACGAGTGGTTACGTGGCCGGCTTGCTGAGTTAGTATGAACTTTCTACAGAGTGTTCAACGTCTACGTCAGGAGTGTGGTATCCCCGGCTCCGGGCCGACCACTGTTGTCAATCAGACCGGCGAATTAAAACGCCTGGTCGATTGGTATCTTCAAGCACTTGAGAAAGTGCAGATGCAATGTATTGAGGCGGGATTTGACTTTCTCCGCACTTCAATGACATTTGATACGGTTGCAAACCAACAGTCATATACCACTACTGAAATAGGGATTTCCGCTGGTTTCTCTTCATGGAAGAAACAGACGTTCAGGATATTCCTAACTTCTGGTACTGAGGCAGATGAGACATTTCTGGAAGAGTTCGACTACGATACATTCCGCGATCTTTATTTGTACGGATCGCAATTAACCAGTTATTCAAGGCCCACTGCGATAACGTTCGCCCCGGACGATTCAATCATACTGGGCCTTCCTCCTGATGATGTGTATACGGTGAAGGGTGATTACTATAAGATCCCTCAGTTACCAACTGATGACACTGATTCCATCATCCTCCCTTCACAGTTTCACATGCTGCCTGTTGCCGAAGCCATGATTAGTTACGGCGCATTCGAGGCAGCTCCGGAAGTTTATGATCGAGGAAAAGAACTTTCTTCGTTTTATATGAACAAATTGATGCTCAATAAGTTACCACAAATTAGGGTGGTTGGTTCTCTGGTATGAGATTTCCAGGCATAAAATTCGATACGATCCTGGTTGACGGTGGGCTTGATCAAGTCACCCCGACCCTATCGTTACCAAATGGTTTCTGTAAACTCGCACTGAACTTCGAGATTGGGGTAAACGGTGGGGCAAGACGCATCGAAGGATATGAACGGTTCGATGGTCAAACTCCGCCTTCGGATACCTCAATTGATAAGACGATGGTAACTGTTGCGTCATTTACGAATACGCCGAATGTCGGTGATGAGATCGAGGGAAGTATCTCCGGCGCCACTGCGACAATTGCTATTATTGACGGACTCTATCTCGGGCTGACGAAAATAACCGGGACATTTGAGGAAGAAGAGATTACCACTGATGCCGGCGCCACTGTGATTGGTACGATCGATGATGCCGAAGCAGGTCCGGCAACTCCGCAGAAGTATGCTCAGTTTCTGAATGCTGTAGCTGATATCTATCGTGCGGATATTGAAGCGCCGCCGGGTTCCGGCGCAATCCGTGGCATATCTATGTTGGGCGATACCGTTTATATCTTCAAGAACAACCTGGCGGCTGATGGTGTTGACATATACAAATCATCGGCGTCCGGGTGGGTCCAGGTTCCGTTATACTGGACAGTGAGTTTCGATACCGGCGCTGTTGCAACTCCTTCTGATGGCGATACGCTGACACAGGGTGGGGTTACTTCGGAAATCAAGAGAGTAGTTCTTGAATCCGGGTCATTCGCTGGTTCTGATGCTGCAGGCCGTTTCATCATTGAGGAACCTACCGGGGGTTCATTTGTGGCCGGTGCCGCGACAATTGGTACAACTACGGTTAATCTCCTGGCTGCGGATGCTCAGATCACCATTCTTCCAAATGGTCGATATGAGATCATTACGGAGAATTTTTCAGGTTTCGAGTCCGAAAAGAAACTGTACGGATGTGATGGGATCAATAAGGCTTTCGAGTTTGATGGTGACGTATATGTCCCAATTAACTCAACAGCAACGATCGATAACCCGAGTCATATTGTGAAGTTCAGGGATTTTCTGATCCTCGGTATCGGGACATCTCTTTCGTATTCAAAGGCTGCTTTACCGTATATTTTCACTTCAACTGAGGGCGGCGGCAGTATTCCTACCGGCGACTATGTTACCGGGTTCCTGGTGATGCCTGGGGACAACACGGTTTCTGCTCTTGCGGTATACAACCGGTCGAAACGTGGCATCCTGTATGGTACGACTTCTACCGATTTTAATTTTGTGCAATATGACATTGGACTTGGCGCTGTACCGTTCAGTCTGCAGAACATGAGGGATTCACTCGCCTTTGATGATCGAGGCCTTGAGAGCATTAAAACTACCTTTTCATTTGGGAATTTTACGCAATCAACATTTACGGACCGGATACTTCCTTATATTCAGGATCATGTCGGAAAGGTTTCCGCATCAGTTTTGAATAGGGAAAAATCTCAATATCGTCTGTTTTTTAATAACGGCGATGCCCTGTATTGCACAATCGTCAACGGTAAGTACCGTGGTGCAATGCCTATTACTCTCGGTCATATCCCGTACTGTACTTACGAGGGGAAGAACTCAGACGGTGAGAATGTTATATTCTTTGGTGCGACCAATGGGATGGTATACCAGATGGATAGAGGAACTTCTTTCGATGGTGATCCTATCGAGTTCTTCCTCTCACTGAATTATACGCATTCCAGGAGCCCGAGAGTAAAGAAACGGTATCGGAAGTCAGCATTTGAAATAGCTGCGCTCAATTTTTCTTACGTTGAACTCAGTATCGGATATTCTCTCGGATACGACTCAATCGAGTATGAGCAGTCGGATCTTATCGATTATGCTTCATTCTTATCGGACGGTCGGTTCGACAATTTGACCTGGGACAACTTCTTTTTTGATTCAAAGAATCTTTCACCACTCGAAGTCGAAACGAAAGGTAGTGGTGAAAATATTGCATTTTTTGTATATGGTGAGTCGGATTATATTGCACCTTTTATAATTAATAGCATAATAATACACTACAGCGACTGAAGAATTATGAGGTAAGATTATGGCTACCGATAATACAGCTTTTATTGATTCGATGTATGACAAGTATTTCCCTGGTGTCGCAAAAGACCAGAGAGACTATGCGTACTGGAACAAGGATCTTACCACTGGTAATCAGAACACATCACAGGTTGAGAAAAGTTTCAATACCATTTCTACAAATCGTGGTATCGTCGGGTCACTGTATGACAAGTATTTTCCCGAAGTGCCTGAAGGTGAGCGAAAGTACGACTACTGGAACAAGGATCTTACCACTGGTGATCCGAATACCGGTCAGATCGGAAACCAGACTCCGGCACAGGTTGAGAACAGTTTCGTCGATCTCCGCAATAAGGGATTGGTTTCTACTGCTTTAAACAACAAACCGACCACTGTCGCCCCGCCGACTCCTACAGCTTCCCCAACGACGCCAAGCACTCAGGGTAAAGTAACAGACCAGATGCTCGTTGAGAAGCGGGTCCAGGATCTTCTCAGATCCGATAACCCTTATATCCGTGCAGCCGAAGATCGCGTTCGTGAACAGTTTGCCGGCAGAGGTATGGTAAATTCCACACAATACGCTGAAGCGGCTGAAAGAGCGAGAATTGAGGCCGCATTGCAGATCGCTCAACCCGATGCTGAGACATACAGTAAGTTCGGTCTTACCGGGTACGAGGCGGAACTTACCGATTGGTTGGATAATCGAAGCAATGACCGGACGCTGCAACGTGATGCTATTCAACAGCAGTATCTCCTGCAGACGAAGAATGCCGATCTTGCCAACGAACTTACCATTCTTACCGTGGCCAATGATTACGATGAGAAACAAGCGGTCGCAGCACATCAGAGATCATTGGATTACTTTATTCAGTCTTCCGGGATTGAACTTACGAATAAGAAAGATCTGCTCACTTTCACGGATGCGATTGATGCTGCAGCCGAAGAAAGAAACTGGAATTACAGCACGAAGCAGTGGGTGCAGAACTCCATTATGACAATCGAAACTCTTCCGAACATGACAACTGTGGATAAAACCAATCTTATCGACAGAGTATTGAATCTGGCAACAGTAACCTCAAGTTATGACTTTACAGGGATTCCGGTGATATGAGTATCTTTGACCTGATCAAACTAGAAGATAGATTCTCACCAAGATGGGGCGATGGCCCTGATTCTGGTTCCGGTATGGATTCAGGTGATAGTTACGGAGTCAGTGACTATGGTGGGTTTGGTCCAACATCTCCGGGTAGCTCAACAGGTCTTGGATCACTGGGTGGTTGGGGTACTGGGCCAAGTGACGAATACGGTCCTTCAAATAATGAAGGACCGACATCTCCAGGTAGTTCATATGGATTTGGATCCCGTGGTCCATCTGATTTCCAGGCGCCAGGGTACGGACCTGATTCATATAAGGGATGGGCTGATCGTAGCGAAGACCCAACCGATCAACCTGGAATGGATGCCGGGATGCAGGAGGTCACTGATTTTTTCGGAAGACCTACAGGTGACTGGGAATATTCTCACGCTGGTCAGGGGATGATGAGCAATTTCGGACATTTTATAAGTTCCGGTGGATTGTTTGATGCGACATTATCTGTTGGACTATCTGCCGTAAGTCCTGCTCTTGGTGCAGCCTATAATGCGTACAAATCGTATAAAGCAGGTGGACCGGCAGCCGCCGGGACTTCTCTTGTTGGGTCGGCTATCACGGGAGCCGGATTATTTGGAAGAATTGGAAGTAAAATCGCTGGTCCAGTAGGATCTGCAGTAAGTAGTATCGCCGGAGCTTCATTGATAGATAGAGCAACAAAAAGCACACCTTCTCCTGGATTTTCAAATAAAATGGCTTCTTTCGATAAAGATAAGGAAACTCCGGACTTAAAATCAAAGACACCGATGGGTGCTGCAAGTATCGCACTATCAAATTATGGAGGGTATTCATAATGAGTCTATCGTCAATATTCGAGTCAATCGGTAATTACGCCGGTCAAGCGGTAAATTACGCCGTGAGCAATGAAACATTCAATGATGTGATCACAGGTGCGGCAATCGGCGCCGGGATCTCCTGGATGAAAAATGACAATATTTTATCGGGTGCAGCGTTCGGCGGCGCCGGCGGTTTCCTTGCGAATAAAGCAGGTTATGATCTCACTGATATGCTTTTCGATTCTGGCATTTCCGATAAAGACTACACGGATTCCGTAAAGTCTGGAGCGATTAGATCTGATATGTCATCAGAGGTCGATCCGAATGTTGTAAAAGATCTGACCAACAAAAATAAAGGCCTTGTTTCACGATCGATGGACTATCTCAAGGATAATCCAAAAGTAGCCGGTGCCGCCGTAAGTTCTATCGGTAGTTATCTCACAGAGCAGGCAAAGACCGAACAGCTTGTTAAGGCGAAAAAAGATGAAATGAAGTTGCAGAAAAAACTTGATCGAATCCAGGTCAGTAACAAAAAGATTGCTCCATGGGCTTCTAAAAAGTAAAGAGGTATTGCTATGAACGGAATGGTCGATACAGCAAAAAAAATGATGGCCCCTGGTACATCAGATCCAAATCAACAGGCATCTCCTCAAGAGCAGGATCTGTTCAATCGATTCGAGATCAACACGTTAAATATGCTTTATTACGATGGCAAGAATGCCGATAAAATCTATCAGTCTCTTGATCCAAAACAGACCATTGCGACCACTGCCCTATCAGCCGTTTCCATCGTCGAGTCATCCAGGGAAGAAACAGTGAAAAAACACAAAACTCCTGTGACCCCTGAAATGACCTCCAAGGTTTTGAATCTGGCTGTTGGGGAGATTGAGAATATCGCAAAAGTATCTGGAAAGTTCACACTTACTCCGGAACAGAAAGCTGAATCTCTAAAACTTGCGTATCAGCAGATCCTATCGAATGATCGAAAGAGAGGTCTGATTGATGATAATAAATTCAAGCAGTTTCTCAAAGAATCAGGGGGTATCCAATGAATCCATTAGGTATCATAGGTGCAGCCATGCAAGGCGGCGGCGCCCAGTATGTTAAAGATATTGAATCCCAGGAAACGGCGGCTCTTGAAAAAGAGAAACAAGACGCGATTGCCAAACGTGAAGAGACTTTGGTGAGATTACAACAGGAGTATGCGAATAAGCGAACCGATAAGGAAATTGCAGCCAGATCCGTAGAGAACATAGCTGATCGTATGGCCAAGGTTTCGGAGAGTAAAGCTGATCGTATGGCCAAGGTTTCGGAGAGTAAAGCTGATCGTGAATCTGCAGAGAAAATCGTGAGTATAAAGGGTAGCGGCGAGAAGACCACGAAGGAAGAAACCGGAAAGGCTGTAGAGTACTATTACAAACCAGAGAACCAGCAGGTACGGGACCAATATCCAAATGTTGCGGATTTCATCAAGGTCTGGACTACCGGGGAATATACCGAACCGAAAGACGAACCGAAAGACGATCCGAATGCGAAGTTTGCCGAATGGCGCCGTAAAAATAATAAATCAAGCGGAGTTGTCGCATCATGGTGAAAATGTTTGATCTCGCTCAAGCAAGGAAATCGGGAGCAACTGATTCAGAAATCGTACAGTTTCTCTCTGAAGAACATGGGTTTGATTATAACAGTGCGATACAGTCCGGATCAAACGACAACGAGATCCTATCATTTTTTCAAGATGAAGGGTATGTGAATACCCCCGAAGAAACATCTGATTTTGTAAGAGGCGCATCGACGACATTTAAGCAGATTCCTCAACTCGGTTACGGTCTTGCTGCTCTCGGCGCCGGGATAGCTGAATCTGCCACGGGTGAAGGCGGTGTTGCATCCGATCTGAAGAACTGGGCTCTTGGTGGCTATCAGGAATGGACCGATAAGATCCAGATTGACGCGAAGCAATCCGACTCGTTTCGATACTCGTGGAATAAAGCGAAAGAAGGGGATTATAATGCCCTGATGGATTGGGCTCAATACGGACTTGGGTATGCCGGTGGGCAAGTGTTGCAACTCGCTGCCGGCGTAGGTATCACGAAAGCTGTTGCTCAAAAGACTATCTCGGGCGCCGTAAGAAAATTCGCCACTGATATGGTCGAGAAGGAAGCTGTGAAACTTGCAACCAAAGGATTATCGAAAGAGGCAATCCAGCGTGAAGCGGTCAGACAGGCTACGAATAAGATCGCAGAACGTACCGCAATTGCTGCGACAGCCTTCGGTATGGAAGGTGGAGAAATCGGCGGCGAGAAGGTAAAAGAAGCTGCGGAACAGGGAAAAACTCTCACAGGTACTGAAATCGCAATGATCCTCGGGGCCACTGCGGTAGCCGGTGGCCTTGAATATGTGGCTGATAAAGTAGGTCTTGACGTTATCTTCGGTAAATCGAAACTCCTGAAGTCTGTTGAAGGCATCCCTGGAAAAACTGGTCATCTTGCCCGTGGCGCTGTGGGTGCTACTGCGATGTCCGGGACTGAGGGGGCTACTGAATTCGGTCAGACAATCGTTGAGGATATCGGTAAAGGGAAAACTCCATCAATAGGTGATGCAGTAGATGCCGCAGCCATGGGTGCCGTAAGCGGCGTTTTTGGTGGAGTTCGTGGGATGGCTACCGGCCCGACTCCATCGAGTACCGGCCCGACTCCATCGAGTACCGGCCCGACTGCCGATGACATCGGGAATGCAACGAATTTTGACGAGGCCCGGAATACCGCACTTGCTGCGTATAAGTCGGGAAGTTTCGATGCTCAGAATCGGGCAGAACTACTGAATCAACTCTCTCCGGATACCCCTGAGAATATTGTAGAGCAGAAGATATCGAGTGGTTTGAATATTGATCAGATCGCCCGTGAAGCATTGGATCTGAAACCTACCACAATTGCTGAGAACCAGCTTCGTGATGCTGTTCTTTCTGAAGTATCGAAGAGAATCCGTGAGGAACGTATCGCTGCAGTTAATGAGTACGAAGGGTATTCTCCGGAAGCTCCCGAAACACCTTTAGAAGTCGATATGATGAAGGGGATGGAGAGTGTTGATCGACAGAATCAGAAACGTATCGATTCCGGTGAATCGGCATGGAACTCACAGGTTCAGGCTGCTTCTGAGTACAATCGTAACCGTAATCTTCCCAAGGAAAAAACGAAATACAATCTGCTCAAAGGCAAGAAGAAACTCACCAAAGATGAGCAAATCTTCATAGATAATTACGAGCAGAACCAACAGCGCGAAGCGGAACGTATCGCTGCAGTTAATGAGTACGAAGGGTATTCTCCGGAACTTCCAACTCAAGCTGAACCGGAAGTCGATACTTCCTTTGACTTCGGAGCGAACGTTCAAGGTGAAGCACCCGTGCCTATCGCCCGGCCAGCATCCGGCATCCGGCCAGCATCCGGCATCCGGCCAGCATCCGGCATCCGGCCAGCATCCGGCATCCGGCCAGCATCCGGCATCCGGCCAGCATCCAGCATCCGGCCAGCATCCAGCATCCGGCCGGATGCCGATACAGTTCGTCAATTTCGTAAAGAAGCAGAATCTGTGGTTGGTAATGACCCGATTTTCAAGCATATGAATGAAGTGAAGAGTCGCGGCGGGTTTGACTATAACGCAATGATCAATGACTATGGGCCGGAAACTGTAAGTCAGATCATGCGTATACGACCTGGGATAATCTCGAAAAAAGGTACTCTCAGAATCGATGAGTTCGCAGATGAAACCGGTTATGAGAATGGTGATGCGCTGATCGAAAGTATCAAATCAATATCTGGAAAACAGAAGGAAATCAATAAATATGTCCAGAGACTCACTGACGAATGGATGGACGCTGAAGCACTCCAGACAGAGCAGAAAAAAGGAAAGTACGGAAAAGGACCAGTACAGCTTGATTTGTTCTCTTTTCAACCGGAATCGGAAACGAAAACGGATCGTGTATTTCAAGAAACAGTCAACGTTCAAGAAGCTGTTGCGAAGCATGATATCACTCAAATAAAATCAACGAAGGATGCCGCCTCTGTTGTCGCCTCGTTCCTGGGAAATAAGGCTCAAGAAAGGAATCTCGCGGTTGTTGCGGATAAGAACGGTAAACCACTTGGTGTGATCTCACATACAAAGGGTATTCGCGCTGCAGCTATGTTTGATCCGGGGTTATTCGCGGCCAGCGTAGCGAACATACCGAATGCTGCGAACGTGTGGTTGGTTCATAATCATCCATCGGGTCAGGCATTGTTAAGTAATGCAGATCGTAATGCCAGTAATGTAATGAGGAATGTTTTCGAGGGTTCAGGGATTACATATCATGGGATATCATCTATCACAGGTTCAGGGAAAGGGGAATCAGAAACCGGACAGTTTATGGTTGATTTTGGTCCTGGGAAAGAGAAAATCGATATCATCGATCGAGTATTCAAGACAGTAACCGATAAAAATCCTTTGACAAGTTCTTCCAGTACGAGGGGATATTTATCACAATCAGGGTTGACCGATGGAATCCTACTGCTCGATATGCAATATAAACCGGTTGGTGAAATCAATATACCACTGAGCGAACTTTCGAAACTACGCGATACCGGAGTTTCGAAGCGACTCCTGGAAATGATCGGTAAAACGAATGCTTCAGCCATGATTGCTACGAGTTCATCTGAAGATCCGACACCGATCGTTAATCTGAAGAAATTCGCAAACGCTACCGGTTTGTCATTACTCGACTTCGTTCAGAAAGGAGTGAGCTTCGCAGACAATGGGCGCCTTCCGAACACATCGAACACTATATTCTACAGTAAGACACCGAGTACGGCGACAACTGGGAAGTCTGCCGCAATCGAAGAAACAGTAAATTCCCTTGTGACTGAGAACGGCAAGAAGCGATTACAGGTTGATATCGTTCAGACTGTTGTGGATCTCATGAAAAAGATCAATGTTGGCCCCTCGAACATATTCCAATCGAAAGCGACCGGTAAGATCGAAGGCGCCTTTGATCCGGAGACAGGAAACATCTATCTTGTGGCAGATAACGTAACGCCCGAGAGTACATGGGGGTTACTGCTTCATGAAGGGGTTCATAAGGTACGTGGTGAATCCGGATGGTCTGGAGTATTCGGTAAACAGTCTGACAAGATCATGGGACTGATCGACACCCGGTTACGCATGGGTGATAAGTCATGGACCGCCGCAGAGAACAAGGCCCGGAAAGCCGGTGTAGAAACTGAGAATCTGCGCGAAGAAACCATTACATACTGGTTGGCGAATAAAGCCAATAGCAACCAGGCGCTATGGAGAAGGATCATAAACGCTATTCGCTCCTGGGCGATCAATGTAGGCTTGAAACGTAAGATCACAGATGGTGACATCGTAGCACTCGCAGAGAACGCAATACAACGAACTGCGAGAAGTGGTGGTAAGACCGGGGACGTACAGCCCGCCGCCGGTGTACAAAAAGGCAAAGACGCACCACTTTATTCTAAGATTTCAGATAATGATGAGGAAGCATACTACGGCGCTTTGAATACGCAAGAATCTGAAAACCTTAAGCTATCAGGTGATGCAAAGAAATACTTCGGTGTGACATTCAGGCCAGAAGAGGCAGGATACCTTATGCCAGATGGCGACATGCTGGACTTTTCTGGAAAGCATCAGGTTGGCCCAAGCGAACGTCGTTACATGAGAGAAAGGCAAGTTGACCACCGAGAACTCCACGGAGAAAGCACACTTGCCCCAGGCCTCGAATTGGGTATAAAGAGTTCTGGGACATGGGGCATGATGGAGTTTATGGCCCGTACAGGATCAATCAGAATTGATAAAAAGTCAGGGGTAATAAATGCATTTGCCCCTCCTACAAAAAAACAAATCACACAGCTGGGGAAGATATTCAAAGGCGACGAGGTTACGGTGGAGCTTATGGATAAGGCGACCGCCAGAGTCCTAGCGTCTAAAGATATTTCAAGCGCAAATTCGATGAATATCGGCAAGTTTTTTACAGAAGCCGCAGCGCAAAAAGTGCGGCCAGATTCTCCGTTGTTTTCTCAATCCTCCCAAACCTATACCACCACCCCCGCAGAAGTAGAAGCAGAACTCCGCGCCTCGTTCCTTGGCGATAAAGGCGTGGGTAATTTGATCAAGCGCGACAAGCTGGAGATTGTGCGGACTGAGGCGGGTCTGCCTGATTGGATCGGGCGGGCGTTGAAGATGGTGGTCTGGCACGGATCTCCGCACAAGTTTGACAAATTCAGCACGGAGAAGATTGGGTCCGGGGAAGGAAATCAGGCTTACGGGCACGGACTTTATTTTGCTACAAGCCGGGATGTGGCCGAGTGGTATCAGAAAACATTATCCAAGGGAAAGGTTGTTGTAGACGGCAAGGAGATAACAACAGGGTACGAACACATTATTTCAAGGGGGATGAGAGACGGGCTGACCATTGAACAAATAGCCTCTACCCTTGATGATCAAGCTGTTCTCCAGTCAGGGAATATGGAGAATATGGGAAAGTTTAGGGAAATAAAATCCGTTGCTGATCTACTTAGGAAAGGAAACGTGAAGTTAGATTACGGATCCATCTACCAAGTAGAACTCTCCCCCGCCGAAGACGAATACCTCCTTTGGGATAAGCCCCTTTCAGAACAGAGCGATAAAGTAAAGGAGGCGTTGCGGATTGCCGCAAGATCCAATGTAAAAGGAGAAGTTGTAAAATATGGAGATGGGTGGGCTATACAAAACACAAAAACCAAAGAACTCTATCCAAAGTTTAACAAAACTCCCGATATCTTTGAGACACAATATGCCGCACAGAAAGAACTCGATAGCATTTCTGGCGCATGGATAGAGAGCGGCGGTGCGCTTTACTCTAAAGTAATCTCTGTTGCAGCTGAAGGGACAAAAAACAAGTTGCTCCTCATGGATATCATAGAAAAAACAGGGGCAACCGAGGAAGAGAGGCTAAATAACACTGAAAAAATCGCCTCAAAATACCTCCACTCTATCGGCATTCGTGGTATTAAGTATCTTGACGGCACCAGCCGAAACAAAGGGGAAGGCAATTTCAACTATGTAATTTTCACAGATGAAGACGTGAAAATCACCGCCCTTTACTCCAAAGACGGCACCATAGTTGGAGCTTACGATCCTAAGGGCGGTAGAGACGGCAAGGGTGGGAAAATATGGTTAGTCGCGAACAAGATCGCCCCGGGCCAGGCCGCTGGTGTTGCGTTGCACGAGATGTCACATGCGTTACTTTTAGAAGATTCCCGATACATGGCAGCCCGTGCCAAGATCGAGGCGGACTTTGAGCGGCTGGGAAAACTCGGCAGCAAGGCGGTTAAAGCCGCTTACGAACGTGTGCCTGAAGACACCCCTGTGGAATACCGCACTACTGAAGGTATCGGATATTTCCTTGAGGACTCTGCAAATAAAGAGCATTCTCTATTCAAACGTATCATCTCCGCAATCAAGATGGCACTTATGAGACTTGGCATCCCGACAACCAGGATGACCGAATCTGATTTCGTGATGCTGTTCACGGCTGGGGCAAGATCGTGGGCCAGACAGACGGACCAATTTGCCGAAGCCGGGAATATGGTCGGTGATACCGTTCCGGCAATGTACAGCCAAGCCCAAATCCAGGAAGCAGCAAAGGCCATATATTCCAAACTCGAACAAGTAGCGTCCTCAGCGTTTCAGGGCATGAAAGCGCAGTCAGTTTTGAATTTCCTCAACAAGAACGGTGTGAAGAAAACTGAAATCGAAGCGACCGGCCTTGACGCATGGATCAAGGCCAAAAAGCCTGCCGACAAAGTAAGCCGGGAAGAACTGCTTGATTTTGTGAAGGCCAATACCGTTGAGCTTGAGGATGTGGTGCTGGGCAGAGAGGCAAGGCCCTCGCAAGAATCGGATGCAAAAAATAACTACGAGGAATATGTCTTTCCAAACTCTTGGCCAGGGTATGTACTAGAAAACTTTAAGCAAGAATTTGAAGATGCGACTGGGGCTGTAATAGAAGAAGAAGGCTTTGACTGGGCCGGTGAATTTCAATACAAATATGCGGGAAAAGACCTTCGCGAAATATTGGACGACGATACCCTTTACGATGAAATTCTTGATAGATCGTGGGCAGAAGAGCGTGAATCTAACGCGGAATTCCATGGGCTTGAAGACGGCACCTACTTCTCCCAATATCAAGAGCCAGGGGGAACAGACTACCGGGAGATGTTTGTCACGGCTACTTCAAAAAAGACTGAAGCCCCGCCCTTCAAAAATGGTAAAGAGTATTACGAGTCTGGACAGTACGCTAAAGACTATGCGGACTTAGGAACACCGTGGGCAAAGCTGAATGCTTACCAGCGGAAACTCGTTGAAGAGGCCTATCTGGAGGCGTCCCCGGCCTACATGACGCAAGAACGCGGAGAGTGGCAAGACGGCCACTCTCAATACGGTTCAGTGAAGAACCCCATCGTCCGCA